TGGTATCGTCAACGCCCAGGTAAAACGCCTTCTGGATCGTATCGAAGAGTCCCATCATGTCATCGGAGGCCGTCCCCGTCGCATCCTGCATTTTTGCCGCAAACTCAGCCGCTGCCTCCGGGGTCTTTTTCAGTTGCACAGCCAGATACGCCGTGGCTTTCCCGACACCACCCAGGATGTTTTCTGCCGGTATCCCCTGGCGAACCAGCATCTGCATCATGTTCTGAAAATCAGCCGTGGTTCCGGGTAACTGATTACCCAGTCCGACAGCCAGTTTATTAATGCCCTCAAAGCTTTTACCGACCTCGCCGTTCGCCTCCATCATGGCGACTTTCAGCCCCATCGCGGCATTTTCCTGATCCGCATAACTCTTCATCGACAGCGTTAACCCGGCGGCAAGCCCTCCAGCCAGTGCAAGCCCACCTTTCGCCGCATCCTCCGCCTGGCGCTTAAACCCACGGATATTTTTCTGCATCTTCGTGAGCGTGGGCGTTAACTTATCAACGCCGGTAATGAGCGCCTTCAGCTCAAATTCAGCCATGAGTGCGTTTCTCCTGCTCTATTCGGTTCGCCTGACTGACCAGCAGAGGGATATCACTGATCGGCATATTCAGTAACTCGAAGGGATTGATGCGCCAGTAACTGGCGCAGTCAAAATAACGATCAGTGAGGAATTCCGCCGTCAGGCCTGGAGGAAAAAACCGGCCACCAGCCAGGCGGCAGCATTCAGATCGGAGGGAGACATCTGATCCACAGAACTTTGCGGCACTTTAGCCAGTCGCACGATGTATTTCGATACGACGTGGGCCAGCAACTTCACTGACTCGTCCTGGTTCATCTGATACGGATACCCCAGTTCCCGGACGTCCTTTCCTGTGGGCTCTTCAAACTCCAGTACCGACAGCGTTTCGCCGTGAGCGGTAATCGGTTTCTTTAACTCAAGTTCTTTCATTACTGGTAATCCCCCTCTTCACCGTGGAATTCAAGCTCTGCCGTCCCTTCTTCCGCATTATGGTTTGCTTCACCATGCAGCCAGGCAGACGACAGCACATAGACCTGACCATTCGCCAGTTCGGCGGTGATGGTCATGTCATCGGAACTGGTGATTTTGTTGACCGGAAAATTTTTCGGTACCTTGAACGTGCCTTTGACGTAGGGAGCACGGTGCGTTTCTTTACGATCCACCGAGCCATCCAGGCCAATAAGATCATCATTAACCCTCGTGTTCATTGGCACTTCAATGCCACCGGTCAGCGAGAGCTGCTGGCCATCAATCTTGAAATAACAGGTACCCCCAATACGCGCCATTATGCGACCTCCTCCTGGTACTGAAGACGGAACTGATTAACCACCGCGAAGACACGCAACTGGTTGACATAATCTGGCGGGAAGAGCGTGTTCAGACGGTTCGGGTCGTTAGCATCACGTTCAACAATCAGGTGCGTTTTGAACAACTCGTAATTCTCCACGATGCCCGCCCGCTCCAGCTGACGGTACGTTGTCAGCAATTCCCCTTTGATCACCGCCGGAGTCACGATCGCCTGACCGGGTCCAAAGCGGGTGCCGTCGTTCGCCAGTTTATGGCGCCCGTATTTGCTGGTGATCACCGATTTAAGACGCCGCAGCACGTAGGCGCTGGTATGCAGCGTTTCACTGTCGAGATAGCTGTTATCCGCCACGCCATACGCATTTTTCTTATAAGTGGTGACATCGCGCTGAATGCGCAGAATGCCGCTTTCCACATACGCCGTCGCCACGCCGTGAGACAGCAGCGTCTGCTGCTCGGTCATCGTAAAACGCTTCCCTTTGGGGGCAGGCAGCATGTCCACCAGTTCCCCTGTCTGTGTCGGGCGCGCCGGATCATTACGGATAAACACCGCTGCCCGCGCCGTCCGGCTTGCAGCTAGTTCGTCAGCCGGGCTCTGCGTATCTTTTTCGTAACCCGCGAGGGTGATGTGTTGCTGGTTCAACTGATCGCCAGCGGTGACAAGCTCTGACAACGTACCGGTCTTAGCTGAATACACGTGACCGTAGAGCTGGCGCGCATAGCTCCAGCGACCGCTGGTATCGTTCATCTCGGTCACCAGTGTGTTAATGGACGCGGTGTCGCTGAACGGCAGTCCGATATAATCAAACGGCTCATCCGCCATCGCGGCCACCGCGCCAGTCAGCACCGGAACACCACTGCCAGCCGCACCGGCTGCAATCGCAATCTGAACACCGGTAGGTAAAACTTCTCCCCCACCAAAACCGTAATAGTTCAGGGTGACTGGGATTTCATTACCGCTTAACCCCTTGTGTCGCGCGGTCAGGGTCACCACACCCGCCGCAGCGGTCGCCGTCAACGGCAGAGTCAGATCGGCATTAATGGCATCTTTAATGCTGCTGGCCACCGTGGCCACATCATCTCCATTGATGACGACAGCCTGGATGCGGGTGCGTCCGATATACAGATTCACCGTACCGGTTTCGGTCGCCTCGCCGGTCACCGTGAGAACCACCGTTGCGGCGGCTCCAGCGGATTCCGGTACCGCGATGACATACAGCTCACCAAACGGATCGGTTTTACGATAGGCAGCAACCATGCGCGCCAGCTGGCTGCCAGGACCGCAAATCTGGCGAGCATAATCTGCCGATGGCATCAGCACCAGGCTGTTTGTCGCAATGGTTGCGTCATTGTTGGCGTGCCCTATCAGAAGCGATGGCGCGCTGTCCTGACTGGTGTTCGCCGCAGAGTTATCCATTTCAGCATAGAACAGCGGCACCAGCGTGTTCGCGGGAATGGTATTCATACTAATCGTCATTGGTTTTCACCTTTTTATTAACGCGCCGGATATCACCGGCCGCTTCACGTCGCAGCCAGTAGTTATCTTCTTCAACGTTTCGCCCCTCTGAGGGCAAAAGGTCACCCCGGGCCGGGTCAGGAACTGACCGCCCTTTTACAGGTTTTACAAACATGGGACCTCTCAGGAAGGGAGTGTTATTTCAGTGTGGAGCTCAGTATTGCCGTCGGGACCTTCGCCGGGATCGATAAAATCGACGTCAATCGCCAGTGTGCGGAGCTCATCCAGGCTGTTGAGATCGTCCTGCTGACGGGTGTCATCCTCTGTCAGTTCAGTCTCCACGCTGAAATCGAACTGGTAGATCAATTCATGCCGGTTCAGGTCCAGCAGCGTTCCGCCATCGTAGGTGATCGGATTGCCGCGCTCGTCCGGATTCCAGCCAAGAAGCGCTTTGAACAGCATCTGGCGGACCTCATCCACCACGTCATAAGAGGCAAACTGGCCACGCTCATCGCGCCCGTTACTCAGCATGACGATAACGGAAAAGCTTTCGCTCAGATCCTGCCAGTAATCAGTCTGGCTTTTATTTTCACCGGGAGAGTCATCTCCGGGTACCACATAGGCGGCCGGGAGTTTCAGTTTTCCGACGTCGGGCAGATTTTTAAACTGTGCAGCCCCTGCCACCCGATGTTCAAAATACGGGCACCGGGACCGCAGGGCGGCCACAACGGGTGTGAGTTTCATCGGCGACGTTTCTCCGGTTTCAGGGATTTACGCAGCTCGCTTGCCAGAAAATAGCGTGTCCAGCTGCTGTTCTTTTCCAGGGTTTCCACCATGAAGTTATTACGCGGCGCCAGTCGCCAGCCACTTCCCCCGGATGCGCCGCGATGATGACCACGTTTACGCTTCGCACCGCCCCGCACCCCGTAGAACAGAAACGCGGGGTAAAAATCACCGTTGATCATCCGGTTCCCCTGTCCGTTCTTCTGGTTTGGGGCTATGCGGACCATAAAACCCGGGCGGCGACTGCTTGCCTTTGGCACCATAAATCCGATGGATCTGGCCAGTCTCCCCGTCTGATACCCCGGGCTTTCACCGGGTTCAGAACGTCCGCGCTTCATCACCAGCCTGCGGGCATCACGCATATGCACCTGGCCGATGCGGATGAATGCCCGGCGAACGCGCGCGCGGTTGAAGCGCAATTCATTGGGCTGCTGAAAATCAACGTGTAAAAAGGGTTCCGCCATTGCTGCCACCTCCGTGGGTTGCAGGAAACTCACCTAACTCAGTGCATTCGAGTAACAGGAAACGGCGCTTACCGTTAAGATCACGCCCCCGCCGCACCCGGTACACCTTACCGTCGTGGACCACCTCAAAATCTGACGTGATCCCCCGGCGATACCTGATGGTGATGTAGTGTGTTACTGCTTCATCAGTCTGCGCCGTTTCCTGGTAAGTCGTGGCGCTGGTCTGAACCACCTTTGCCCAT